ATAGACATTTCGTGCTTAGGGGCAGTTGTTTCCCCTTGCGATACACCCACCAGACTACGAATTGTCTCAAACGGAATGGGGTCCACAACACTTAACAGCGTAACTGGTTTTCCTTCGCCCCCACCGGTAACGCCTTTAAAGTTAAATGAATTAATAGGGCGTAGCACTCTAGCGCACTCAAACACTTTAGTATCTATATAAAAGTTGTTATCTATGCAGAGTTGCCTAAGCTTCTTAACTACAGGAACCCACTCATCTCTGGGCACATCTTCAACTAAAGGCCAGTATGCGTGTAGTCCGTTGCCTGAGTTAACTAACATCGGCTTAGGTAAACCTACAGTAGTACAGAAAATACGAAGGGCTGCTAACCCTTCTTTTTGTGTTTCATACCCACTTGGTTTACCTGTTTTTTCGTCCGCTATGGACTTATTAGGTCCGCAATCTATGTCTAGCCAGTAAGACTTTAAAGACTCTACATTTTCCTGAGTGCGGTTTTCGCCGGTTTTAAACTTCGCCAAAGTAAAAAATACACACCATTTATCGGCTACATATTTTTCTATTTCTGCGTCCAACTCTGCTCTGGTTTCAACCATGCATTGACGCGTTGTAGTTTTATCTTTGACCGCAAGAAAACCGTACCACCCTCCCGCAGGGCGAACTAGGTCTATGAGGTCTACGTTTTCCATTAAACTATTGCTCCAGCTTAGCTATTAATTTTTGTATTTCATCAGCTGCTTGAACACTAGGGTTGGAGACTCCCGTAAACCAATTATAAACCGTCTGACGACTGACCTTAAGTTTCTGTGCTACCTCGGAAACGGGCACATCGTTCTTGATGCACACCGCGCCGAGGTAAACGCCCAGAAGCTTTTTGTCGGAAGCCTTATTTAACTCTATAAGTTTGAGGCTATATCCGTAGCTCATTAGGTTTATTTACTCCCCCACTCGTCTATTATTGACGATAGGTCTTCTTCATCCGGCTTGGGGTCATTTTTTTTCTTCTGTCGTTTTACTGGCTCTGGCTCTACCGCCGCCTCTGTTTCTTCTACCTCATCTTCCTCCTCAGCCAAACCACCAAAAATGTCTTCCGCTGATTCAGCAGGTGCATCTACAGCAGTAAATCCACTCTCTAACTCAAAAGGTGAAGGTGCTTTGTAGGGGATATAATCTATTACTTGTACCCCACGCAACCGTAACGACACACCAGTAGTAGCCATGTTGTAAGGAATAAGTTCCACAGCCACACTAATAGTACTGCCTGTGGTTAATAGGAAGTCTTCTGGGAGACTCACATTCTGGGAGTCAAACAAAGCGGGTCGGGCCGTAGGCTGTTTGTTGTAATTAGCTTTTAATTTAGCCTTACCTACAAGCTCATCACCTAATTTTGTAAATGGAAGCTCTAGCTTATCGGGCCAGCTGCTGTCTTTAGCCTCTTTATACGCCGCGTTCATAGCGTTATATAAATCTTTAGCTTGGTCTTTAGACATTACAAAACCTAGCTCGTAACAAGCACCGTCTTCTTCAGCTTCACAAGGTACACTTTTGCCCTTAGCTCCTGCTTTGCTGTCGAACCTATAGGGTTGGTCAATACGAGGGTATCTTGCTTTTACGTTTTTAAGGATGTAACTTTTATTGCTCATGTTGTTATTTCCAATGTTGTTAAAAAGGTTACTATGTTTTTCATCGAGTTCGATGAGTTTTTTTACAGCTTCCATCTCTTCCGTTGCTAAGGGTCGAGCGGGTTTAAAATATATTTTATAAAAGTCGTTCCCCTTAAAAAAATATATTTCGGTCAAAACAGTGTTAAGCTTTTCGTTGTTACTCTTTAAGTAATCTTTATACTGGTAGAGTGTCATCTTGCTAAGAGATTTAGCAAACAAACTAGCTCCACCAATACGTAGGCTACACACTGCTTTGGATTCATCCTCTACTAAAGTAACAGTAGTAAAAAATTTGCAGGGTTTACTTTTATAAACGTCGCCGCTTCTGATGTTTTGAACACAGTCGATACATCTGGAAGACTCTCTATCAGCAGCAGGTACGTTAGCGTCAGGAGTATTCGAGTTAGAAGACCAACACTTTAACTTACCTGTGTAGTTATAAAAGTTCCGAGACAGCAATCCCACACCAGTCAATATCACTTTAAGCGAAGTTTTAGGCTGAAGCGTATTTGGCGCTAGGAAATAGCCCTCTTGTGTTCGCAGTCTATTCATTTAGTAGTAGGTTTTCTAACTGAGACAGTGTATTTGCTGTTTGCCTGTAGTCCTTGAGGACAAATATCAGGGTTATCAGCTAAAAACTCTTTCATATTGCCGTTATGAATTCGTTTCTCAAGCAAGTGCATAGCACCGTGCTCTCTTACGAATGCGTACATGGACTCCCAATCGCTAGTCCAAAAACTAGAGTGTACTCTGCGGCTGATGGTCCCTTCTGAGGTCTTGAAGCTATCTACGTTTTGATCTGCACACAAGGCGAGCATATTTTCTGAGATAGTTTCTTGTATCTTTTTAAGTTTCTTAACCTCTTCTTCTTTTTCTTTTATGGCGTTCCTTAGCTTAATGTAGTCCGAAGCCATTTTATCTGCTGTCATATTCTCCATGTCTTCCCCTTGCTTTTTTCTAAAAGGGTAAAGAGGATAGCATCTACATAGACAATGTCAACAGTTATTCGATTTCTTTTCTATATAGCTCAACAATTTTATTGTGGTTAAGTACTTTGTTTTTTAGCATGCTATATATTTTAGCCTCAACCTCGCTGCCCTGTATGTGCACAATAGTCATACTGTGTTTTTGTCCCGGCCTGTTTATACGAGCGTTGGCCTGTAAGTATGTCTCTACACTTGTTACTGGGGCATACCATATTATCGTGTCAGCTGCGGTAAGAGTTAGTCCATGAGATGCAGCTTGCGGTTGTATGATAAGCACTTGAGGGTCGGGCTTTGCTTGGAAGTCTTTGAATATTTGGCTCCTGTTGTTAAGCGTTACCTTGCCAGATATGATTTTTGCCGGTATTTTTTTCTTATCTAGGAACTCTTTCAGTAGGTCTATCGTGTGAGTAAACGGGACAAAAACCAATACTTTATGTGGGGCTTCCTCGATAACCTCAAGTACTACATTAAGTCTGTTCTTCACATCGAACTGTACAACTTCGCCATCGTCCGAGTAGACTGCACCCCCTGATATTTGAAGCAATTTATTTAAATTAGTAGCTGCGTTAACAGAAGTTACTTGTTCTCCTGCTGCCTGCATAGTCATTTGTTTCTTGAGCAGTTTGTAATATTTTTCTTGTTGAGAAGTGAGCGGAGCGTCCCTATCTACCGACACCACATCAGGTAAGTCTAAACACTGATCTCTTTCAAACCGTATAGCTGGTTGTAGTACATGGTGTACCACTTTGTCTGCGTTAGGCTTAGGACGCCATATATATTGAGATACTTTATACATGACTGTATCTCTATAAGGCGTATAGTACTTAGGCACTCGATGAGGGCTTACTAATTTAGCCAGCCCATAAGCATCTAACGGAGACTGCGCTGCTGGCGTACCCGTTAGCATCCAAAGCCTGTCAATCTTTTTGCTAAGGTCACGCATTATTTTCCAACGGTTAGTCTGTGGATTTTTGTAAGCGTTAGCCTCATCCACCACGATTAGATCGAAACCTGCTTTTAAGATTGTGTCCTTTACCACACCCACACCGTCAAAATTAATTACAACAAACTCAGAACCTGCATTAATTATTTTTTCCCTTATGGTAGCTGAGCCATGTGCAACTGAAACGCTGCGGTGCATTGCAAACTTAAACAAGTCCTCCTGCCAAGCAGACTTCATAATAGATAACGGACACACCACAAGGACTCGTTTTATTAACCCAAGTTTCATGAGGTAGTCTACAGCCCAAATAACTGAGGCAGTTTTTCCTGTACCCGCCTCGTTAAAGCAAAACGCTTTCTTATATAGGCTGAGAAAAAAAGCTGTATCTTTCTGGTGTTCAAAAGGTGTTAGTTTGCCTGTCCATTTGTAATCCCTAAGCATGGGAGACGGCACTTCTTTAGCCCCTAACTCTGCGAGGGCCGAAGCTTCTTCGTACTCCCACTTGACCGCTAGCTCTACAAGTTCACCTTCTTGCCCCACTTTTTTACAGTTTTTTATTTTGTCCGTTACTAACTCAGGACGCCTAGTCTTCAGAACCAAAGCTTTATCTTTAACTATTTTCATGCTTTAGATGTCTTCTTGCGCTCACGCGAACTGGTTTCAGATACAAGGTTGCCTTTAGAGTCCCGCTTAAAAGATCGGTTGCGGCTAGCTGTCTCTACTCTAGTACCATTAGAGTTCTTGCCGCCCTTATCCATTGCTTTCCTGTGGGCTACATCCTTGCCATCACCTTTAGAAACTTTCCCTTCTCGCATTGCCTTACGTCTAGCTTTGTTGCGTTGCGCACGTTTCTTCTTTTGTTCTTCAGTGCCTTGGTACTTAGCGTACTCGGCTTTGTAATCTCGTTTCTTAGCAACCATTATCGCCTCCTATTTGTTTACAGGCAGAGAACCTAGTTTGTGTACTTCTTTCTCCATATCCATTTGAAGCCGAGCAACTTTGACCTCAGAATAGAATGACTCGTTAACTTGCCCTGCTAATTTAGTTACCTCTCTTGCCTTAGCTATGTCCATTGTACCGTTCGCTACAGAGTTAATTGAATTGCAAAGAAACTTCCTTAGATCGCCTGCTGTATTAATTGCTGCCATTTTTCCTTCTCCTTACTTAGGTTGGTTAAACTGCTTAACTTCTTTATGTGTCTATAAATCGTTTTAACTATTTGAAACCTTTCACGGCCTTCGCAATGACACCGAACACCAAAGACATAAAAGAATTCATTTCTGAGGTTTAGTTGGTAATCGTATACAACTCGGTTCTCAAATGTGGTCCGGTGGTAAACAAAGCGTTTATCTTTTCCCGAGTTGTTCATTAAAGTATTTAACTTGGTGGCCCAAAGCTGAGCGTCTTTTTGCGAAATGGTAGTAGCTTTGTAGAACTTTAAAAATCTTTCCCTCACCGCTGAGTTGGTGTGCCAGTTTATGTGTCTAACCCGATAATTAGTTGGGTCGTTACCGACTACCAGTTTTGTTATATGCCAAGCTCCACGCATTAACACGGGCATATTTTGATCGTTAAAAAAGTAAACTTTTGACTTTATCTTTATAAAGTATTTTCCGGCTATTGGCGTCCCATCGTGCTCTCTACAGTACGTGCCTGCTTGCCTCCAGTCCAATTCTTGAACTTTCCGGCATTTATGTAAGCCTCCATAAGTAGAAGCTGGAACTACAAGAAAAGCTGCATCTTCTCTAATTATATCTAGCTTTATAAATAATTTTTTAAGCTCCTCAAAACTAGGAAATTTTTCTATAACCTTATGCTTTGCTCGTTTCATTTTAGGCATCTTTATCTTTCCCTATAATGTTCGCATGAAGTTACTGGGCACCAACCACACAGAGGCCCACTGATTGCGTTCCACACATCGTGTTCTTCTGCCGCTGCCAGTGCTTCTAAAGGCTTGTCAAAAGTGGTGTACAAAAGCTCTTGCTCGTCTCGTGTATGGTTTTTCTTTATAAACTCATTACTAACCACGTAAGCTAACGCAGATTTTATATGGGTGACTTCGGGAAAATGAGTAAAGGTAGCAGCGGCTAGCATATCTAACTGTGCAGTGTCTGCGTACTTAGCGTTTTTGCCTGTCTTGTAATCAATTAGAAATGCTTTGTCTTCGTTCACTATAACTAAGTCAGCTATGCCTCTATACCAAACGTCTTCAGCAAAAAAAGTAGTCGGCGTATGTTTCTCACCATCATAAGCAACGCCGAACCTTAACTCGCAATGCTTATCTCCTTCTATAGAGTTCAAAGAATTTACTATGGGGTTTAGGTACTCAAACTTTTTGGGGATAGGTGTACCCTTCTTTATAAAGTCTTCCGCAGCTTTGTGTACTTGGTTACCATAGAGCATAGCTTCGCTGCCTGTATCTTTGACGTCCTTAGCTACCTTCAGGTGGTAATACTTCTTAGGGCATTGCTTAAAAGTGCTGATGCTACTGTAGGACCAAGCTGTCATAATTTTCCTTAATGCTTTGTTTCAAAAGTTTCTAAGGTTTCGCTATAAAGATTAGTTAGCGCATCAATCCAATCTTGCAAGGCATCTAGCTGAGTAATTGTATTTTCCTCAATAAATTCTTCTACTAGCTCCACACTACCTTCGCCATACTCTTCTTCCCAAACCAACGTTGCCATTTGTGTTTTATTCATTACAGCTTCCCTTCTTCTATTAGTGCTAAACGATTAGCTTCTTGTGCAGCAGCTATGTCTTTTTTATTTTGCCCGGTGTACGCGACAGCCAACTTTTCTTTGATGAGTAGTTTATTAATGGTCGTCCGTCC